AGGACGGTACCCGAGTGGAAGCGAACGTCGGTTCCGGCTTCAGCGACGAGCTTCGCAACGCGATCTGGTCCAACCAAAAGAGCTGGATGGGCCGGACCGTGGTGATCAAGTATCAAGAAGTTTCGAAGTCCAAGGGCAAGGATGTTGCCTCCCTGCGGTTCCCGACGTACGAGCGGGATCGCGATGACAAAGTCGTGGAGATCTGAAATGGATGAAAGAGTCACCTTCCCGCCGCAATACATCCTGGTCCGTCCGGGATATCTCTTCAACACGATAGACAAGAAGCTCTACTCGGTCAAGCGCGGCGAGCTGCGCGCCCTGTCGAAGCAGAAGGGCTACTACGGTTCCACCGTCCAGTACGGCCCTGGCTACCACATCTCGGTCAACGGAGTTCGGCACTACCTGACCCAGGACTACCTCGAGAAGTTCCGCCCGGTCACCCGCATCTACCCGGAGCTGAAGCAGCCCGGGCATCGCTCCGCCACCACAGAAACCGGTCTGACCTACACGAGAATCTAACGTGCGCCTCAACGCCAAAGCCCAAAGGTTTATCAGCCAGCTGAAGGCGCTGCGGGTCTACCGCTACCGTGGGCACAAGATCACGATCTGCTCGAACAACGCTCCGCAGTGGCGGTACGAAGCGATCATCGAGTTCGGTGGAAAGAAGCGCTACGACGAAACCTCGTACCGGCATCCGCGAGGAGCTCTCGTCCACGCGAAGATCCACATCGATCTGTCCCTCAAGTGGGGACGGACTTCCCAAACCCAACTCTGGACCATGTAATGAAAACCAAGAAGTTAGTCGAGAACGTCATCTTCAACGTTCGGTGGGTTCTCCCACTGTTCTACATGGGACTGGTGGTCATTCTGTTCATGTACGCCTTTGCCTTCGCGCGTGAGGTGTTCTCGTCGGTGCTGAAGGTCACCTCGCTCTCTACTGAGGACCTCAAGATCGTCGTCCTCGACATGGTCGACATCGTGATGATCGCGAACCTCGTCAAGATGATCATCACCGGTTCCTACCACTCTTTCATCGCGAAGGATCACGGGTACAAGAACGAGAACAGCAGCTCTGGCCTGCTGAAGATCAAGATCGCAACGTCCGTCATCATCGTCTCGATGATCCACATGCTTCGCTCCTTCGTGGGTAATGAGTCCGCTGGAGCTGAGGCGATGCACCGGGAGCTTGCCTACTTCGCGGCCTTCCTTACCGGTTCCCTTGTGCTGGGCATCATCGAGTACTGGCACGTCAAGGGTGAAGCGATCGAACACTCTATCGAAAAGGGAGAAGATGAGCATCACGACCACACTCACTAAGATCGTTCTGGGCATCCTTGCCCTGATCGGCATCACGCTGCTTCTGGCCTCGTGCGACGAACAACCGTCGCAGCGCCACTACAAGCACCAGAAGAAAAGCACCGAAACGGTTCACGTCTACCAGGAATCCCAGCCCGACAACTCGTGGATCTACTGGTACATCTTCTACAATGACTCGACGAGCACCACGTACTACTACCGAAGCTCCACGCCGGTAAGCAACTTCTCGAGCGTGCAGTTTTCCTCGTCGAAGAATGGTCTCCCTCCCGAGGTGGAGAAGGAAGTTGACGCGTCGAAGGAACTCCCGCCTGAGGAAGTCCCGGCTCAAGAGCAAAACGCTGATATGCAGCAGGCCGAGGCCACCGACAACGAGATGGCGGGTGATGGCCCCAACGACACGAGCATGAGCGAAAGTTCAGGCGATGCAGGGAGCGCAAGTTCGGACGCAGGTTCTTCCGACAGCGGTGGAGGCGGAGGCGACGGGGGTGGAGGTGGTGGCGAATAGGAATACACTTCGTCACTAAGCGCTCCTTCGGGAGCGCTTCGTCGTTTTCAATGGGACAAGTCTCGGCGCGATAAATACCCACGTCTGTGAAAGGACGTGCATGAAACTCTATGACCTATCGATCTACCGAAACCGCAAGGTGGTGGAAGATTTGGAAAGGCGCGTGGGTGAACTTGCTCTGGAAAACAAACTTGGTTCTGTTCGTGAAATGAAACTGTGCTTCAAGGAGTGGTTAAAAGCAAATGATCGTTGAATGAAGTTTTCTTGTAACAATGGATGAAGTACAATCATCCATACGATGAAGGAAAGTCACATGCTGCGCATCCGCGAAGTATCAGATCTGCACCTCGAACACTACTACGACCTGTACGATAAATCAGCAGGTCGCGCCAGAGAAGAGCTCCTCAAGCTCATTCCTCCTCTTCCCACTGACAAAAAATCCGTGCTCATCGTAGCCGGAGACCTTGCCACGGCCAAGCGCGCTGGACGCATCGCGACGTTCATGGAGCTGGTTGTCCCCCGCTTCCTGCACACCATCTATGTCCTGGGAAATCACGAGCACTATGGCTGGCGAATGAGCCAAACGCTGGATCAGATCAGCGGCTTTCTGCGCGCAAGCGGCATCAACATGGACAAGCTGACCATCGCCGGCAATGAGCCTGTCATGATCACCATCCGCGGCGTTCGCTTTCTCTGCGCCACGCTGTGGACCTCCTACAGCAAGGATGAGGGCAAGAACAACATCATCGCCTCCTACATCACCGATCATAAGGTGATCACCAAGGACGATGGTAGCATGGTCTACCCACGTGATCTGCAGCCTATCCACAACTGGACGGTGAGGATCCTCGGTGAGTGGATGGAGGGTCGCGACAACAGCGATACCGTGATCGTCACCCACCACATGCCCTCGTACCTCGCGGTTCACCCGATGTACATGAGCGACGACACCACGCGCATTCTAAACGCCGCATTTACCTCCGACCTTGATGACTTTATTCTCAAGCACCAGCCAAAGTACTGGTTTTTCGGACACACGCATACCTCCTTCATAGGTGACATCGGGAAAACCAAGCTCATCTGCAATCCGCTTGGCTATCCCAGTGAGAACCGCTTCACTAACTGTTCATTCCGGCAAACAGACGTCTATGAGATCGAAGGAACAAAGTCCTCGAATGAAGACGGCGAGGATGCAAGCCCTGACTACGTCAACCAGGATCCAGAATGAGCATTCCTATCCGCATCGACTACAAGCTTCCCGATGGAACCATCCATGAGAACCAAGGTGGCTTTACGGTAAGCTACTCGCACGGTTGGGGTCCCAAGAGCCCTGACTTTCTTCGTCGAGAAATCCATCAGCTTCAGCAAGTCCTACGCGAGGATCTCGCCCAGGATCCCCCAAATCACTGGGCGGTCCGAGACAAGTGGATCCTCGACGCGGTGGAGTTTCGTGAGACTCCTGGACAAGGTGGTGTCTCTGAAGAGTGGCACCCGCTATGACCGCAAAGGTCTTCGAGTTCAAGAAGCCGCCTGAGACGAAGCCGAAGGAAACTATCCCGGCTCGCAGGGCAGCTCTCACGGACCAGGAAATCTTTCAAGACACAACCGAGGATATTCTCGGTGAGTGGCAGGAACGCGCCATCAAGAATCAGCTTAACGAGTTCATCGTTAGCAAAATTCCATCGTACGCCCGTGGTTTGCCCGACAGCGACCACGTGAACGATCTGAACGTTATCTCAAACATCGAGCAGAAGCTCGAGATGAAAGTCGCTCTTTTTTACCCAGGCTGCACGCCCGCTAATCCCTACGGCTGGATGGCGGCGTTTCACCGGGGTAAGGATGTCTTTACGACTCCACCGGAAATGGCATCCGAGGCAAACGCTCGGGCGCTCAACATTCTTTTGTGCTTAAGCCTTGACTTCCACCTCAAGGCTCTTGGTCGATAACTCTAAAATACGGGAGCAGTAAATGAGCTTGAATGATCTGGCGAGGGAAGCAGTCGAACGTTCTCTGGATGCACGCCAAAGCGCCGTCGTTTCTCTTTACGTGGTTCGTGCGGCAAGCGGCGAGTACTTCGCCGGCTTCGACACGGTCCAAAAGAAAGCCAACTTCGTGAAAGACCCGATCTATGGCAAGCTCTTTTCCAACAAGTACGACATCAAGCTTCGCCCTGACGAAATGGTCGTCGAGCTGACCATCGATCTGGCCAGGGTTCACGTCTCGGTCTCGGAGCCCTTCCGTCCCCACCGCAGAACCAAGGCACCTGCGAAATAGTTTACTCCTGCGCAGGTTCGATGTATAATTCCTCTATAACTGGAGGACTCGATGAACGTTACCCTGCTGTGGCTGCTCCTTCTGCCGATCGTCCTTTCGATCGCGTCGGTATTCATCTACCACTACGTCTCAAAGGGCGAGATGACCTATGGGCACAACGCCCTGGTCTCACTTGCCGCCGCTCTCGTGGCGGCGCTCATCCTTACCGGGGCCTTCTACGCGGGTAAGGGAGCAAAAACGTCCGACACCGAGATCTGGAACGGACAGGTGACGTCAAAGGAGCGAGTTCACGGGTCCTACGTCGAGAGCTACCAGTGCCACTGCCACACGGTCTACTCTGGTTCTGGCAAGAACCGTAGCTCGCACACGGAGTGCGACACTTGCTACCGAGACCACTACACCGTAAAGTGGGACTGTGACTCAACGATCGGAAGCTTCCGCATCGACAGCGCCGACTGGACCAGCCGCGCCGTCTACCTTCTTCCCGATCCGGCGCGCTACACGATCATCCAGAAGGGTGACCCGGTATCTCGAACGCACAACTACACGAACTACATCAAGGCGGTCCCCGACAGTCTCTTCCGTCCAGCGTCTTCGGACCTGAAGGCAAAGTACAAGGACCAGATCCCACCTTACCCGATCAACATCTACGACTACTACAAGGTCGATCGTGTGATCCCGGTAGGTGTGAACATCCCAAACATCCGTGAGTGGAACGACAAGCTGTCGGATGCCCTCAAGACACTGGGACCCCTGAAGCAGGCGAACGCGGTCATCGTGATCACCGCGAACTCCGATCCCAACTACTTCTTCGCCCTCCAAGATGCGTGGCTGAACGGCAAGAAGAACGACATCGTGGTCGTCATCGGTGCCCCTGACTTCCCGCACAAGGCAAGCTGGGTCCGCATCATGGCGCTGACGCAGCACGACATCTTCCAGGTGAAGCTGCGCGATGACCTCGAGGCTCTCGACGAGCTGACCGTCGACAACGTCATCAAGGTGCTGACCGAAGAAACTACCAGCACCTTCCAACGCAAGCGCATGCGCGACTTCGCCTACCTCGACGGAGAGATCGATCCTCCGGACTGGGTGATGTGGCTTACCGGTATCCTCGTGGTCATTGGCTACGCGGTCAGCTGGTTCCTAGTGTTCAAGAATTTCAACAGCAGTCCCTATCGTCGTAGTTATCGCTAACAAGGAGATGTGATGAAGCAGCAACGTGGTGAAATCAGTACGGGTCTGGTGGCCGCCCTGGCAGCCCTGGCGTTCGTGGTGTTGGTGATCGGCATCGGCGCGATGTCCTACGTCTCCGCCTACAACTACGGCAACCAGATGGAGCAGAACCTCAAGGCAACTCGTGAGAACAACGAGAACATCTACGCGAACTACGGGCAGAAGGTCCTCGAGATCGCGTCGGTTCCCGCGATGGCGCGTGATGACTTGGTCAAGGTGGTTACCGCTGCGATTCAAGGTCGGTACGGCGCCGATGGTTCCAAGGCAACCTTCCAGTTCCTGAAGGAGCAGAACCCGACGCTGGACTTCAAGCTCTACGCGAAGATCCAAGAGGTGATCGAAGCCGGTCGCAACGACTTCCAAAACGGTCAAACGCGCCAGATCGATCTGAAGCGGCAGTATGAGACCGCGCTGGGCACCCTGTGGACGGGTACGTTCCTCCACATGGCTGGTTATCCGAAGATCAACCTCGATGACTTCAAGATCGTCACGACTGATCGCGCGGCCAAGGCCTTCCAAACGCACCGTGAAGACGGCCCGATCCTGAACCGCCAGTAAGGAAAGAAGATGTCGAAGCTCGTTGAGCCAGTCGCCGGAACAAGCCTTAAGGCGAAGCTGCTCAACGGGCTGCACTTCATCTTCGCCCTACTGTGGGACCTGAAGATCCTTATCGGTCTTTGGGTCTTCGCGATGGTAATGGCGTGGATGGCCGGACCCTACAAGCACTGAGGAACAGATGGAAAACTTAATCGAAACTTTTGTCAAGAAGCTTCCCGACAGCGAGAAGCGGTTGATCATCGATGGCTACGAGAAGCTTAGCGTCACTGGTGCTGTCGGCGATGAACCCATCCGCATCCAGGCGGAAGCGCTGATGAAGGAGTTCAAGACTGACACTCACGTTTCGTTGTGGATGAGCCAACTTGCCTTCGAGTGCTATCGCTACTTTGCGAAGCTTTACTTCACGCACCTCATCATGAACGAGGAAGATCCGACGTGGGGCTGAGAGACCCAGCTATTACCTACGTCGAGGCTCTCGATGACATCACCGTGAGCATGATCATTCTCGACTGGGAATACTATGAACAGGAAGGAACGATTCCTGTTGACGGGGAGCTTGACGTTAGATCGACTGAGCTTTACCATCAGCAAACCGGAAAAACCCTAGCAATTGGGGAGCAAGACAAGGAGCTCGAGCGCTGGACGAAGAAGTTGGTTCGTGAGTGCTACGCTCGACACTGCCACCGCTTTCAAGACCTGTGGTGGAATCAGAAGTGGAACTCGCTTTAACCAGCCCCGGATCAGTTTACATTCACACCATCCGGAATTAGAATCTATCACGTGATCGCAAGATCAATTTTGAGGGAGGTTTACCAACATGTCCAAAACTCTAATTGTCGCAACACCCGTGCAGAAGACCGTCCTGACCGACGTCCTGCTTCAAGAAATCCGTTCGGGCTTCTGGAAGAACGCCCGCCCCGCCGACCACGCCGACTCGTGGATTGGCGTTGACATCGTCGTCGGCACCGATCTTGGCGCGAGCGGCTTCGATGTTCCGCGCAACTACAACTTCGTCAACCCCGACTTCTTCCGCAAGGCCGAAGAGAAGCTGATGAACGCCGCCAAGACCGTCAACCCCGACATCACCGTGAAGCAGCTGAAGAAGCAGCTCATCTCGCTGAACCAAATCCTCGGCGCTCGCCTGAAGGAAGTCGGCGGCACGATCACGAAGCTGCCCCGCGGCCGCAAGCAACCCGCCGAAACGACCGTGACGACCTCCAAGAAGGCGGTGAAGTCCACCGTTCGCAAGGCGGTCGCCAACATCGTCACCCCTGAAACCGTCGAAGCGTAAGGACACAAGATGAGCCTCCTCTCCGGCCTCAAAGGTCTGGTCATCCAGGAAGATGAACCGACCGTCAAGCCCTCCACTCCGCAAGCTGCTCCGGCAGCAGCGCCTGTCGGTGGCTTCCCGACCGCATCGCTCTCCGCCTACGGTGCCGCTCCCGTCTCCCCCTCAGCGGGTACGGTAGCCACGGCGAACAGCGTTCTGGATCGGACCGCCGTTGAAGCCAAGATCGAGGCCGTCATCCAAGCGCAACCTTCCTTCGCGCCGTACGCGCAGTTCCAAAAGGTCCTCGCCTCGCTGGCCGCGGTGATCCCAGATGAAGCTACCCGCTACAAGGCGGCCGCCGCTTCTTCGAGCCTGCTCAAGGCGGATCTGCTCGCGGCAGTCGATGTCAAGGGTCCGATCACCGGCGAAACGCAGAACTTCAACAACTCCTTCATCGGCAACGCCACGGTCGCGATTCAAAACCTGACCGCCGAGAAGGAAGCCGCTGAAAAGAGCATCGCTGATCTGACTGCGCAGCTTCAAGTGCTGACGCAGAAGCGAACCGACCTCGCGAACGAGATCGTGAACAAGACCGGCGAGATGCAAAAGGCGTCGATCGACTTCAACTCGGTCGCGCAGATGGTGCAAGCCCGCTACGCTGACATTTCCAACAAGCTGAACCAATACCTGGGAGCCTGAACGTGAACGACCTCACCACTACCACGACCACCGTCGGTCAGAAAGTCAAGTCCTTCTGGGATACGAAGGAAGGCACGACCGGAATGGTCGTCGGCATGCTTGCCTTCCTGGGCATCGGCTACGCGGCGTACAAGATCATGCCGTTCGTCGTCAACCTCCTCGAGAACACGCTGTACGCCTTCGGCCTTGGCATCGTCGGCATCACGCTGTTCTACGTGCTCGTCATCGATGGTACCCTCCGCAGCCGCGCGTGGCTGATGTACAAGATGCTGATGCGCGCCCTTACGTACTCGATCATCCGCTACGACCCGATCGGCGTCCTGCGCGAGGTGCAGAAGAAGGCCCAAGAGCGCATCAAGCGCGTTGACGATGGCCGCACCAACGTCAAGGGTCAAGTGCGTCAGATCGAAGCGACGATCACCTCCTTCAAGAACGATGAGCAAGCGCTGATCGCCAAGATCCAGTACCTGCAGAACCCTGCCCACGGCGGACCGCAGCAGAATGAAGCGGAAATTCGCACGTACTCGGCTCAGCTTGGCAAGCTTCGCGACGCTGAAGAGCGCCTGACAAAGTCCTACACGCAGGTGAATGGCTTCTACACGCAGCTTTCCCGCGCGCTGAAGGCCCTGAACCTCATGAACGACGACATCAACTTTCAGATTGGCCTGACGGAGCGTGAGTACAAGGCCATCTCCGCCTCAGCCGCCGCCTGGCAAGCCGTCGCCGCCGCCTTCAAGGGTAGCGAGGAGATCGACAGCCTGCGCACCGACACGATGGCCTTCATCGCCGAGGACTACAGCAACAAGCTCGGCATGATCGACAGCTACATGGAAGATGCCAAGGGCTTTATCGACGGCTCAGAGCTGACGCAGTCGATGTACTCGGACAAAGGCCTCAAGATCCTCGAGGATCTGAACTCCCGCAATCTCGACATCGTCGAAGCCACGGTTGTTCCGACCGCGCTCCCAGCTCCTTCTGTTCCGCTGACCTCGATGCCGGTGGGAGTGTCTGCAACGTCAGATTACTCCTCGCTGATTAAGAAGTAGAATTACCACGTTGATTCACCCCTGATGAACCCCTGAAAGGATCTACAATGTCTCTCACGCCAGGTTTCAAAAAGTTCGTAGCCCTTGTGGGCACGGTAGCGGTGGTTGGCACCGGCTACTGGGCATGGCACTCCGGCAAGATCGGTGGCCATGTTCCCGGCTCCACCACGGCCTCCGCCGGCAACTTCACCGCGCCGAGCGGTGGTTCGGCTCCCGCAGCCCCCGCAAAGGCAAGCGATCATGACCTCACGGTTTCGCTGGTCTCGTTCCACGGCTACGCGCCGGCCATCGTCGCCAACGGCAACTCGATGACCACGCAGCCGGGTTCGATCTACAGCAAGCTGGGTCTGAATGCCAACCTGATCATCCAGGACAACATTCCCACGCTGACGGAAATCTTCACGGCCAAGACGGCGCAGTGCGCCTGGCGGACCTCCGACTTCTGGGCCCAAGAGCAGCCGAACCTTCGGAACTCTGGTCTGGATGCCAAGGCGGTCATGGTCGTCGACAACACCCAAGGTGGTGACGCTATCATCGCCAAGGACCCGTCGATCAAGTCGGTTGAGGATCTGGCCGGTAAGTCGGTGGCCCTGCTGCAGTACACGCCGAGCCATGGTCTCCTGATCAACGCGATCAACAACAGCTCGCTGAGCGGCCGCAAGAAGGAATCGATCAAGCTGGTCTTCATCAACGCCGACGAGGGTACCGGTGGTGTTCGCGCCGCCTTCGAAAGTGGCAAGGTTGATGCAGCGGTTCTGTGGGATCCGGACCTCTCGCTCGCCGTTCGCAATGGTCACGGTCACGTTGTCTACTCCACGAAGCAAGCCACGAACCTGATCTATGACGTCATGGTCTGCGATCAAGCTGTTCTGAACTCGCCCGATGGTCATGCCGCAGTGCAGAAGTTTGTCGCTGGTTGGCTCGAAGGTGTGAAGGCCGCCAAGGCGAATCAAGACCTCGCAGTCGACGCGCTGATGAACAACGAGGACATGTTCCGCGACCTCGGCAACAAGGAAGGCAAGCCGTTCATCAAGGGTCTCTTCTCGAACCTCCTGTGGACTGATCTCGCCGACAACGCTCGCATCCTCGGCCTTACGCCGGGTGGCACGAACAACTACGAGCGGGTCTACCATGAGTTCGACGGAATCTACCGTGAAGCTGGAGCCCTGGCCAATCCGAAGTCGCCCGTGATCGATCCCGCCCAGTCGTTTGACTACAGCTTCGTCAAGACGCTGCTGGCATCGGACTCCTCGGCGGCTGCTGCTGCCCAGCAAGAAACGGTGCACTTCTCCGGTGCTGGTCTGGCCCAAGCCACCCGCGCCGCGGTGACGAAGCCGGTCGCTATCAACTTCTCCACCGGTTCGGCTGAACTGACTGCCGCAAGCCGCGCGAAGATCGACAAGGAGATGGTGCCCTTCATCCAGGACAACGGCTCCGCCTACGTCGAGCTGAGCGGTAACACGGATAGCACGGGCTCGACGCTCTCGAACCTCGCGCTCAGCCAGCGCCGGGCACAAGTGGTCGCTGAGTACCTGGTCAAGGAATGGGAAATCCCGGCCGCCCGCTTCAAGGTCACCGGCAACGGTTCGAACGCTCCGATCTGCGTCGAACCGGGTACGAATGACGGTCTGTCGCTCGAGGAGTGCCGCGCCGCCAACCGAGCCACCCGCATCGCGGTGCTGACGCGGTAAAGATCATCAGGTGGTACGCGTAAATCCTGGGGAGAGTTTACTACTCTCCTCAGGTAGCATAAAATCACTCACTCGCTGAAGGAACAAGATGAAGAACTTTTTCAACCCCTACGCTCCGATCGGAACTACCGAACGTGAAGAGATTGGGATCTCCGCTTTCATCCTCGTCCTTCTGGTCTGGGCTGGCATCACCGGTCTTGACTTCATTGATCCCAACAAGCTTCCCTCGCCTCTCGCGGTCATCAAGGCGTTTGGTTACCTCGCCTACAATGATGATCACAGCATCCTTCTAAGCGCTACCCTTGCGAGCATGCAGCGCATTGGTCTTGCGGCTCTCTTCGTCATCTTCATCGGTGTTCCGTTCGGTGTGCTCCTCGGTGCCTCGCCTAAGTTGAGCGCGTTCTTCTCACCGCTGATCGATCCCTTCCGTTCCGCTCCCGTCGTAGCCCTTCTGCCGCTGTTCGTGATGTGGCTTGGTATCGGCGAGGAAATGAAGGTCGCATTCCTCTTCACTAGTGCCGTGGTCTACGTAATCCCGTTGGTTCGAGATGCAATGCTGGGAGTTCCCTACACGTATTGGGAGGGCACCCGAGACCTCGGCGCCACCCACGTTGAGTGCATCCTCAAGGGAGTTCTACCGATTGCTGCACCACGCATCTTCGATGCCTGTATCGTCGCAACATCGATCCTCTGGACGTACATCACGGTCGCTGAGTACGTCAACGCTGACAGCGGTCTCGGTCAAGTCATTCAAAATGCTCGTCGCTTCTCGGCGATGGACCAAGTTCTCGCTGGAATCATCGTGATCATTGCCCTAGCGCTCATCACGGTGGTGCTGCTTACCTTCATTCGCCGCAAGGTCTACTTCTGGGATGGAGTCTCACGATGAGTTTGCTTCTTACAATCGATGCTCTGCTGCTGATTTTCTCAGGAGTGGCGTTCGTAACGCTGTCAATGACGACCTTTAAGTACCAAGAAAATATGGGCCTGATTACGTTCCTGTGCGGCGGATCGTTAGTGATCATCGGAGTTTCAGAGATTATCTCCATTGCTTTGGGAGCTTCACAATGACCACCATCGCGATCAAGGGAGTTGTGCAGGAGTATCCCGACTCCACGGGAAAGAGCGTCAACCGAATCCTTGATCCGGTTAACGTCACCTTTGAAGGTCCGTCGATCAACATGATCATGGGCCGCAGCGGATGCGGCAAGTCCACGCTGCTGCGCATGCTCGGTGGTGTCCGTCCGCAGAACGTGAAGACGCCTACGCTTGGCGAGATCACGATCGACGGCAAGCCCATCGTCGACAAGTACAACGACGCGGTCACGGTGTTCCAGCAACCCGTCAACCGTCCCGATCTTACCGTTCGCCAGAACGTGGCCTTCCCATTCTCGCTGGCGCTCTACAAGAAGATCCCAAAGCTCGAAGTAAAGGATCGTGTCGAGGCGGCCATCAAGGCGGTAGGTCTCGCTGACAAGGCCGATCGGTATCCCAGCCAGCTTTCCGGTGGTCAAAACCAGCGTCTCATGCTGGCCCGCGGCCTCGTGACGAAGCCGAAGATCCTGCTAATGGACGAGCCGTTCAGCGCTCTGGATCCCGTGCTGCGGCTTGAGATGCAGAAGCTGCTCATTGACATCTGGAACAAGTACCCGTGCTTGATCATCATGGTTACGCACGACGTCTCGGAAGCCGTAGCCCTTGGCGACCGAATTCTCGTTCTGTCGGGCTCACCCGCCCACGTGGTGTTCGACGCTGGTAACCCTCCTCAGCAAGGCCGGGGATTGAATCCGGACAACCCATCTGTTCACGCGGCCGTCTCTGCCGCCCTCAAGTGAGTCTACAATGAAGATCAATGAAGCTGAGTTTCGTGAGCTTGTCGATTTTGACAAGTATGACCGTGACGTTCAGGAGCGCCTGAGCCTTCTCGCGAATGAGTACAACTCAGGAAATCCGCTTCCCTTCCTGAAGTTCATGAACAACTACGTCTCGTGGAACGGCTACTTTGCCTTAGGAGTTACGGCGCTGACCACGGCAATCGGCGTCGAGCGTGACCTTTTCAGGGATCGTGAACTGTCGATCCACCTTGACTGCGCGGCGGACCGCAGCAACTACGTCGCCTCCTTCGTCTTTGACGCCGCGCGCGATGAGTTCAACGACAGCAATCTTCCTCAACGCGCACCTCATCGCACGCTCTCACAGGCGTTGATGCTTCGTCTCGGTGAGATCTACGGTGAGCGCTTTGATCTTAACCATTACTTCAAGGAAACCACCGAGCTGAAGTACCTGAACAAGGACGTTATCACGGGATACCTCGGTCAACGGTTTTTCGCTGCTGCGCCATCGCAGGAGAAGGTCTTCGCTGGTATGGGATACCACGCAAGTTCGGAAATTTTTGCGGATGCTGAATTTACCGCGCTGGACAACACGATCAAGACGCAGATGCCAGATCTTTTTTCCAAGCTCTACAAGAACATGGTGAAGATCACCGACAAGGAACTGGACGCGTACCACTGGATCCGAGTTCACAGCGGCCATGGCTCAGCGGTAGAGCAAGCCCACTTCGCCCTCGCGCTTCGCTCAATCCAAAAGGCGCTTGAGTACACGCCGGAAGATCAGCACGCCACGTGCATTAACGCTGTCAAGTTTGGGTTCAAGCTGTTCGCATCAGACCACAGCCGGTTTTTCCAGCTTAAAGTATAACGAGCGAGGCAGGGGAATGAAAAAGGGAAGCCTTGGCTTCCCTTTTTCTCAAAACGAAACTGTTAGGCTCCAAACGGATCGCGGTCAACTGTTTTTGACTGGCCGGCCTTCATGCCCTGTGGGGAAACATTCGTCAGAGGAGTTGGGTTCTTGCGGGTGAGTAGCTTCTTTTCGTCTTCGGCGCGGGCTCTTTCGGCTGCCTTCTTCATGACGGCGTCCTTGAGCTTGCTCTTGATAGCGTCAGTCTTCTTAATTGCTTCTTGCGTCTTTGGGTCAGTCGCGAAAGCACCAAAAATCTCGGACAGCTGTTCTTCCGAAACTTCCTGTTCAGGAAGGTCGACGAGAGTGCTGAATTGCTTGAAGGTAATCGCCATGGCGGATTCCAAAAGGTACTCGGGCAGATGTGGTATTTATGGGGTCCTGACCGGGACTGAGGTAAATACCGCGCGACAAATGCCGCAGGTTTTCAGGTTAACTTCAGCGTGAAGGATACGAATTGAAGCAGATCATCATGACCAGTCCGGCGTCCTTCGCCGTTCAGTATGACATCAACGTTCACATGACTGGTAATGAAGGAAAGGTTGATGTTCCGCTTGCCATGAAGCAGTGGAGCAACGTTCGAAATGCCCTTCTTCAGGTCGGCGCTGACGTGATCGTAATGCCAGCCTCCCCACCAAACTGCCCAGATGCAGTGTTTACCGCTAACGCGGGCCTTATCCTGGGCAACCAGTTTATCCCAAGCTACTTCCGCAACATCGAGCGTTCCCCAGAAGAGCCCTACTTCATCGACTGGTTCCGGGCTCATGGTTTCTCGATCGATATGATGCCAAAGCGGCCGCGCGATGTCTCAGCCTTTGAGGGGGCAGGTGATGCCCTTTTCAGTGAAAAGCGAAAGACGCTCTGGCTCGGACATGGTTTTAGGAGCACCGAGGCGGGACAGCTGGTCGTGAGAACGAAGATGCTTGACCTTGGGGCCGATGGGTATCTCCTTAAGCTTGTTGATCCTCGGTGGTACCACCTTGACACATGCTTCTGCCCACTTGATGATGGTACGCTGCTCTGGTATCCGGAAGCGTTCGATGCCGCTTCCCGTGGATTGATCGAACGCCACTTCAGCAAGATGGTCATGGTCTCCGAGAATGATGCAGTTCGCTTTGCCTGCAACGCGGTGTCAGTTGACAAGTCGATCGTGATGCCGCTTGTGAGTGATGAACTTTCAAGCACGCTTTCTGAGCTCGGCTTTACAGTGCATCAGGTTGACATGAGTGAGTTTCTAAAGTCTGGCGGCGCTTGCAAGTGCCTCACCCTTGAGGTAAACGGCGTAAATAGCTGATGGAGGAGCGCTCATGAGACTCAATGAAATCAAGCAGGTAGTGAAGGAAATGGCAGCCACAGTTGATGGAAAGACCGTCAAGGTCGGCGACTGGGTGCACTTTAAGTCTGACGTAGAACAGGCTGGAAAAATCAAGAAGATCACGGTCCAAAATGGTCGTGTGATGCTGCACCTGCACAAGGACCACGAGGGCTTTTCTGGTGGTTACATCGGCGGTCAAAATGACACCGTTGAAGATGCTCGTGACTGCTGGCTTGAGAGCGTTCAAGAAAAGGAAGAGACGGATCCCTACATGCTGGGTCACGGTCACTTCAAGCGTGAGTGGGATAACAAGCCGCACCCACAGAACCCGCATACTCCTGGAACTCCTCAGGCCGCCGCGTGGCAGCGTGAGTATGACAAGGGCAAGCGCGACCGCGAAGATGACTTCGCTGGCTCCCGCGAGAATGACTACGGCGACGATCGAGAGGACGACTAATGGACCTGATCAAGGAACTTACTCAGCTTAACGAAGGCGCCCGCATGGAGCGCCTAAAGCGCTCATGGTCTATTCTTCCAGCCGGTCGTGCGGTCTTCAGTAAGAACAAGGTGAAGCTGCAGGACATCATGAAGGAGTGGAAAGAAGGAACCGTTCTCGTGTGCGCTAAGGGCAGCGCGGAGAGCATGCTTTTCCTAAGCTCAGCGGGAAAGATGGACTACCCGCTTGGAACCCGCCACGACGCTCACCACGATCAAAGCTGGGCTAACATCGGCCCGCTCACGGTTATCAACGTTATCCACTACAAGAATGGTGGCAAGGAAGAGTCCGACTGGAACGCGGAAAACAAGAACGGTATCGATAAGGCTCTGCCTCTCTACGTGTTCAAGTAATCGAGTCGTTCACGAAACATGAACAACTTCAACTTCGCCGACAAGCTTGCCCTCTGGCAAGATCTCTACACTGGCAAGCTGGCTGGATACTCTGCCGCGGCAACGCCGCCTGCAACTCCAGCAGGTTGGGCGGTCTACTATTCTGAAACGAATGGTGGAATAACGGAAACAGTTTACACTTACGCATCAGATGGCGTTGACACCACGGTGCCCCCAGTCGGACACGACTGAGTTTACAGGTTTTGGGATTTTTGATAGAATGGTCTTGAGCGTGAGAGTTCGCTCTCACCAAAAGTATTGTCGTATATTCGGGCTAACTGGATCTGCTTCGGACAGGGGTTCGATTCCCCTCAGGTCCACCAAAAGTGCTCTCCTTGTCGCAGCAGGGACATTGTCTAAACCCTCGATAGGGCAATGGTTGAGAGTGCTTCTGATGGGCCTGTCCTGGTTTCGACGGGGTATGTGAACGAAGGCACGCGACAGGATAGGCGTTCGCCCTAAGCGAAGCAAAACCATAAACGCAAATGACAGCGTTTTTGCAATGGCGGCCTAAACACCCGGCCATGCACGAGGTCTAAACCACCTTGTCAAAGAACGGTTAGGGGAGGGCTTCGGCTCTCCCCGCTTTCTGCCAACTACAACTACAAGGGCAGCATGGATCACGTAACACGCACTGAGCTGGAACTGCTGGGAATTTTCTACCTATTCGCTGACGAGTTTGGGCGGGTGGATATGCAGCAAGCCCGCCTCTATGCGCTAAAGAAGTTTGGTGTTTGGATACCCGACGTGCCCTTCACCATTCAGCAAGAGCACATCGATCTGTTGATGGACCAAAAGATGGTGCCAGACACTCGAGAAATTATGGGTAAAGCTGCCACCCCTTAAATACCTTCACACACCGTTGTAGGGGCAGTACAATGAAGCTTGAGGTCTCAAAGAGACTCGCGGCCCTCGCGATAGCTCTGTCGTTAGTCGTAGGAATCGGCACCTCACAGCTTTACGTCAACTATTGGTTGAACTACCCTGTCCCCCAAGCCACGTGGGCGGAGCTCGTTACGAGCGACATTTCCTCAGTTCAAGTCGACATGTCCGATCTTCAAATGAAGGACGGTAAGCTTGACACGTGGATCCGCGAGGACTCGCCGAAGCCGTTCCACGGTTCCACCGGCGTTGTCGGAACCACCATCCTCTCCCATGTTCAAATGGACTGCACCGACATGAAGCTCGATGTTCTCGAGCAGCGTGGGTTCACTCCCCTCATGGACCTTCTTGGTGACAGGAAGGGAACTGGTCCTGCTGAACACATTACCGACCTTGGTCCTGGCATCGCTCTTCTGGCGATGTGCGCTGGCACTTCTGGTAAGAGCTTTGAGGAAGAAGAAATCCCAGCTCCTCGTCCTGATGCAAAAAAGTGGAAGTCTGGCAAGACCGTCGACCCAAGCGCCATCGAAGCCAAGTTTCAGTAATCCTGATAGCGTGATACAATCACGCTATGGCTAAGCGAACCCACCTTTTCCTCGACCTCGAGGATACGATCATCGAGCCCGTCACCGACGGGTGGCACAACACTCGCCTGAAGAACGTAGAGAAGGTCCGGCGCGTCATCTCCGAAGTCAAGCCCCACCAGATCCATATCTTTTCCTTTGCGATCTGGGACCTCCGTCAACTCGGGCTCTTCGAAACCTCCCTTACCCGGAAGATGATCGAGGATGCCCTCAGCATCCGCTTAGCCAGCATACCCACGGTGGATGACGACATCATCCCTGTCTGCACGAACGTTCGTAAAATCGCCTGTGAGACCGTTGACTTCCAAGAGATGAGCGCCTTCTGGGGAAAGGAAGGTGCATTTCGCTTGAACTGCCTTCACGTGTTCAAGAACGCGAAGGAAGATGGAAACGAGATCGAGGCGATCCTTCTTGATGACGACGTGCGCAACGAGAACATCGAGTTTCCGGATCTGAACCTCAGAATCCGGTTGATAAACATCGACACCCTGGAGGGATGATGCGAACGCACAGGAGTAAAACATGACTTGCTGCACAACTCTCAACCGCATCCGCGCTCATGGCCCGTGCGAATCGGGCTGGACAAAACTGTTGCGACACCTTGGGAAGACCAAGGCGGACGACGAATTGCTGCCGTTTGCGGTCATCGTTGAATCCAACGACATTGATGACGCACTTTGGTGCTGCAGATCCGTGGACTATGACCGAGTGTGGCGCCTGTACGCGGTCTGGTGCGCTCGGCAAGTTCAGCATCTGATGACGGATGCGCGGTCGATTGCGGCATTGGATGTGGCGCAGGACTATGCAAGCGGGCTGGCCACGCGCGACGCATTAAAGCGCGCCTGGACCGCTGCCAGGACCGCTGCCGGGACCGCTGCCGGGACCGCTGCCGGGACCGCTGCCTGGGGCGATGCCTGGACCGCTGCCGGAACCGCTGCCTGGACCGCTGCCGGGGACGCTGCTGATGCCCCTGACAGGGGCGCACAACAAGTCATGTTCCTGCGCGTCGTCAGCGCCCCAAACGAAAATGCCGCCGCGCAGATATTGCTGGACGCGATGCCCAAGCGCGTCATGGAGGCAGCATGACCAAAGACGCACCGATCAATCTGCCGCCCCACTTTTTTGCGACATTGCAGCCGGAAGATGACAACCGCCGAAGCATCGTCGAGGACTACTCCGAAGCCTACGCCCGCGCCACCATCCTTGCCGACCGTGCTGCCGCGAGTGCAGAGCAGGATGCGCCAGTAGCGGAGGTAAAAAGGGCTGGGAGCCGCAAGGCGGAGTTTTTCTCGATAGCCCTGGTATGCTGGGCGAGTACATGCAGGCACTGATCCTGCGGAAGGTCTGATCCTCCGCCGGGTAAATACCCACAATGGAGGAAACATGGCAAACCCAATCAAGTCATTCAAGCTGAAGTCCGGCGAGGAAATTGTCGCCGAGGTCACGAACGGTGAAATGCTCGTTGAGGTAGTTCCCGGCATCGTCCCAAACCCACCGGGTTACGTGCTCCGCAAGCCGCACGTCATCTCGGTTGGGCCGACAAAGTCAGGTCGCATGGGCTTGGTGATGGTTCCATGGATGCTTTCTAACCAGGATCTGGTTACTCTCGACCTGCCGCGCGAGGCGCTGTTGGTCGAGCCGTTTGACCCCTCAGAAGATACGGTCAACGAGTTCAGAAAGATCACCTCTCCAATCCAGATGGTGGCACCAGGCACGCGAATCAGTAGCAGCAAGTAAATAAGTTTACGTACCGCGGACACCGTGGTACAATAGCAGTAAGTCAAGGAAACGATCCTTGACATTCATAAACGTACGGGGAGCTCGTATGGCAAGCAATCTCAAAGACCTCACGGTCTTTATCGGCAGGTTCTCACCTTTCCACAACGGCCACGCGGCAGTTCTTAGCAGAGCGCTCCGAACGTCCAAGGCTGTTCTCGTGCTCGTCGGCTCTTCTGGCCAGGCGCGGACCACCAAGAATCCCTTCTCCTTCGAAGAGCGACGCAAGATGATCCACGCGTACGCTCAGACCCTTCCCGAGTACGATCATCTCGTCGTGAAACCCCTTCACGACCACCCCTACAACGATCACGCCTGGATGCGCGAGGTCCAAGACGCCGTCGACCATGCCAAGAGCGACATGGTCGACACGTTGGGTCTGAATCCGAAGGTGCACCTCACCGGTGCAGATCGCGACAAGTCGACTTGGTACCTGCACGCCTTTGGCGATCTCTTCACCCCAGATCTGGTGACGAACAACGACCACGATCTGGACCTCAGCGCCACCAAGGTTCGCGATCTGCTGTTCAGTCCAAAAGAGCCGCAAGACTCGATGCGTGATATGGTTCCTCCCACAACGCTGGAATTTCTCATCGACTTCCAGTCCTTCGAGGACGCGTACATACCGCTGTGCAAGGAGTACGAGTACATCGAGAAGTACAAGAAGGACTGGCAAGCTGCGCCATACGCGCCCACCTTCAACACCGTCGACGCGTGCGTGATCCAGTCCGGTCACGTGCTCGTCAACGTTCGCGACAACTTCCCGGGTAAGGGTCTGTGGGCTCTCCCTGGTGGCTTTCTTGAGCAAGGTGAGCGCCTCATCGATGGTGCCGTCCGTGAGCTGCTCGAGGAAACCCGCATCGAGCTGTCAAAGGCGCAGCTGTACGGTTCGATAAAGAGCAAGGAAATCTTCGACCACCCAGATCGCAGCCTTCGTGGTCGAACCCTTACCGTGTGCTACCTCTTCAAGCTTGACGATAGTAAACCTCTTCCCCGCACCAAGCCGCAAAAGGGAGAGGTCAAGAAGGTGATGTGGGTGCCCATCAATGAGGCGCTCCGCCGAACCGAGATGTGGTTCGAGGATCACCACCCCATGCTGTCCACGATGTATGGACGGTTAACCGCCCTGTGAACGACACAGGGAATCCTATGATAAGGAGCTTATCATGATGCTACGCAGAAACCTAATCCTCATGGCTGACAGCTACAAGTACAGCCATGGTCCCCTCTACACCGCCGGAATGACGGGAATGTTCGCCTACGGCGAAGCCCGCATCAAGGGCGAGATCATCGTTCCTGTCGGCATGCAGATGCTGCTGGAGGAATACTTCACCACGCCGATCACGCTCGACAATATCATGGAAGCAGAGCGCTTCCTCACCGCCCACGGTGAGCCCTTTGACAAGGCCGGCTGGCTCCGGGTGCTGGACACCCACAAGGGGCTGCTGCCTCTGAAGATCAAGGTGGTTCCGGAAGGAACGCCCGTTCCTAGCGGCAACATCCTCTACTCGGTGGAAAGCACCGACCCTGAGCTCGCGTGGCTGGTTAGCTGGATCGAAACGGTCATCCAGCGCGGCATCTGGTATCCGACGACGATCGCTTCAAACGATCACAAGGCGTGGAGAGCCATTCGCCGCTTTGCACGTGAAAGCTCGGATGACGAGAGCTTGGTGCCGTTCACGCTTCACGACTTCGGCGGTCGCGGCGTTTCCTCGCATGAGTCCGCGCAGATTGGCGGCTTCGCTCACCTGGTGCACTTCATGGGTTCGGATACTGTCGAAGGAATCCGCGCCGCGAACCACTACTACGATGAGGATATGGCGGCGTTTTCTGTCATCGCCACCGAGCACAGCATCCAGTGCTCCTACGGTCCGACCCGCCAACGCGAGTACCTCGAGACCGTCATCGAGAAGGCTGCAAAGCCGGGCGCCATCGTATCGATAGTGATCGACGGCTACGACGTCTACCGTGAGGCGCAGACCCTCTGCGAGCTCAAGGACAAGATCATCGCCTCTGGCGCCCGCATCGTCTTCCGTCCCGACAGTGGGGATCCACTGGAAGTCATCCCGCGCCTGCTGAAGATGCAGGACATGGCCTTCGGACACAAGGTGAACACCAAGGGCTACAAGGTGATCAACAATGTCGGCATCATCCAGGGTGACGGCGTGGACCTCGAGGCGATGGTCAAGATCCTCGAGAAGGTTACTGAGATGGGCTACAGCGCGTCGAACATCGTCTTCGGCTCTGGTGGTGCCCTCCTGCAGAAGGTCAACCGCGACACGTACAAGTTCGCGCAGAAGACCACCGCCATTCGCATCGGTAGCAAGTGGGTTTCGGTGTTCAAGGATCCGATCACCGATCCGGGCAAGAAGTCCAAGGCTGGTCGCCTACACCTGGTTCGCAGCAAGATGACCGGTGAGTACATGACCTTCGAAGAAACCGGAGCTCCGCTGGACTCTGAGTGGGAAGAGGTGATGGTCACCGTGTACGAAAACGGAAAGCTCTTCAACCGCACCACCCTCGCTGAAATTCGCGCCCGCGCGATGTCCTAAGGAGACGATGATGGCAGTAAAACCTTTTTCACCCGATGAAGCCCTTGAGGCGATGCCCGCGGTCATCCCCGATCAAGTGATCGAGGCGGTAAACGAGCTGCTAGCGTCAAGGTGGCGAAATGGCGGCTATATCACGCTGACGCAGACGGAAGTGATGGAGCGGGCGTCCATGCGGTTAACCATCGCTGGCATTGAGCACAAGCGCGATGACTTCTTCGACAAGCACTGGCTGGACTTTGAGGCGCTGTTTGAAAAGGTGGGCTGGAAGGTCTACCACGACAAACCCGCCTACAATGAGAACTACGAACCTACGTTCAAGTTCTGGCGAAAGTAAGTCGTGCTTGAGCTCGCCGCGAACGCAGTCACCACCCTCTCCATCTGGTTGGCGGTCCGCAACCACGTCCACACATGGACGACAGGGATAGTTGGGTGCCTGCTGTTCATGGTGCTCTTCTACGAGAAGCAGCTTTACGCCGACGCGACCCTTCAGGTTTTCTTCGTCGCGTCAAGCTTGGTTGGGTGGTGGCAGTGGAAGCATGGGACAGATGGAGATAGGCCAGTAACGAAGTCTTCCTTCCCGACGATAGGCGTCATAGCGCTGGTCGCCCTCGCGGTAACTGCTGGGTATGGGTGGCTGCTGTTAAAGCTGACCGATGACTTCATGCCCTTCGTGGACGCGTCGGTTCTCATCCTGAGCGTGATCGCGCAGTGCTTGCTGATGCAGCGCAAGGTAGAAAGTTGGCCCTTCTGGATAGCGGTTAACTCGCTTTCAGTTGGGCTCTACATCTCTCGAGGGATGAACATCACGGCGTTTCTCTACGCTGCTTACTGGTTTAACGCTTGGTACGGTTGGTACCGCTGGAGGTCGCTATGCGCAAAGGTTTAGTTGTTGGAAAGTTCTCACCCCTTCACAAGGGCCATGAGTTCCTCATCGAGGAGTCGCTGAAGCGCTGTGATCATCTCACCATCATCAGCTATTCCAACCCAGAGTTTGCAGGGTGCCACGCTCTTGCTCGTCAAGAGTGGATCACTAAGCTCTTTCCGGGTGTCGACTGTCATGTTTTGGATCCCAACTTTTTTCCTTGGAGGGAGATGCCAAAGAACGATGCAAGCGACATCGAGCAGCAGGAATACCTGGCGTGGGTGCTGGCGGTTCTCTCGTGCAAACCAGACGTCATCTTTTGCAGTGAGCCCTGGGGCAAGCCGTGCGCTGAAACCCTTTCACGACTTCTCGGCTACCCGGTGGAAGCTGAGATAATCGACATCGAGCGAGCGCGCGTTCCCATCAGCGCTACGATGATCCGCAGCGACCCAGACCGCTACCGCAACTACATGTCTGACGTCGTGGCGGCTTCCTTCATCAAGAAGATCGTTTTCCTTGGTGGTGAGAGCAGTGGAAAAACGACTCTGGCCCGCATCCTCGCAGGGGTCTTTAACACCAATTGGGTTCACGAGTATGGTCGCCAACTGCATGAGGAGAAGGGCGGAGTGCTCGACGAAAAGGACCTGGTAGAGATTGGCTGGGCGCAGGTGGCAATGGAGAAAAAAGCAGCCCTCACCTCCAACCGCTATCTCTTCTGCGATACCTCGCCTCTTACGACGCTGGGATACTCGGAGTGGATGTTCGGAAAGAAGCTGCCGCAGTTAGTTTTACTTTCAGCGATAACTCACTATGATGCGGTTATTCTCTGCGCCCCCGACATTCCCTTTGAGGATGATGGTAGCCGTCGAGATGCCGCTTTCCGCGCTGAGCAGGATGCCTGGTACCGTGACAAGCTGAAGGAGTTTAAAGGGCCGGTTTTTGAAGCAAAAGGAAGTCTCGTTGAACGCATTGACAAGGTGACGGAATGGATAATCGATACGCTCTAATAGCCCTGCTTCTTCTGGGAGCAGCCCACGCCGATGATACGCTTGACCCGATAGTTATCACTTCATCGCGTCAAGCAGATCAAAACATCCAGCTAGCGCCGACTGCGGTGACTGTGGTAAGTCCGGAAACCATAGACCGGGCTGGTGGTACGTCTCTGCAAGACATCGCGCCCTACGTTCCATCGCTTAGCCTCGAGCAAGGTGGTCCAGGTCTCGGAAAGATCGATATTCGCGGTGTCACCACCGGAGCCGCGGACATCCTTAACAACCTCGAGGATCGGCCTCTCGTTGGCGTCTACATCGACGACACTCCAATGGCGATGCAGGGATTCAATCCTAACCTCAACGTGCTCGACATTGAACGGGTCGAAGTGCTTCGTGGACCTCAAGGAACGCTCTACGGCGCGAGTTCGATGGGCGGCACGGTTCGCTACATCACGCGCAAGCCAGACCTTGTCAGCGTATTCGGTTCTGAGGAAGTTGTAGTCTCGGATACCCAGGGCGGAGGGCTAAACTACGGGGTTCGGACTGATCTGAATGTTCCTTTGGGAAGCAAGGCGGCGATGCTTGTCACGGGCTATACAGGCCGTGATTCCGGCTGGATCAACAACGCCCAGGATGGCCAGACGCACTCCAACTGGGACAGACCAGACCAAGCCCGCTTTGCGCTTCGCTTTCAGCCAACGCACGAGCTTACCCTCGACGCTTCCGCCCTGCTGGAAAAGCTTTCCACCGGTGCCGCCAACTACACCTTCTCGGGACTTCCCAAGAATCAGTTTGCCAGCTTGACGCCCACTCCCATCAACGACGATATGAGAATCTACAACTTCACCGGTGAGTACCTCTCGGGTGTAGGTCGCTTCATCTCATCAACGTCACTGGTAAACCGCGCTACCGGCTTCAACGACAGCGGGCAGTACTTCACGTCAGCTTTCTACCCGTCGATGCCCAACCCATCTCCCGCGACCTACGCGAACCAAAACGCGGTGACGCAGTTCTCTCAGGAAATCAGATTTGTGTCAATGCAAGATCGAGCGATCAAGTGGACCTTGGGAAGCTTCTTTAACCACCTCGTGCGTCATAACTACCAAGACGATAACTCACCGGGTTTTGATAGCATTGAGGGGGTCAATTCGGTTCAGCTCGGTGCTTTCCGTCCTAACAGCATCTTCTCTGGGAACGAGGACATCTGGGAGCACGACTTTGGTCTCTTCGGCGAAACTACGTGGGACATCACCAATCGTCTCCGCGTTACGGGCGGCGCTCGCTACTTCGATTGGCATCAGACCTTCGGTGTCTACTTTGCTGGGATGGGAGGTGACGTAAACGGCGCTCCCTCAACCCTTGCGCAATCAGCAAATGCGAATGGCGTTGATCCTAAGCTGAATGTACGCTATGAGCTAAGTGACACCACGATGATCTTCGCTGAGGCCGCGAAGGGCTTCCGCTACGGTGGTGTAAACCAACCCGTTCCTAACGGTCCGCCTCCGCTCTGTCACAACGATCTTGTAAGCTCTGGCTTTCCAAATGGTGCTCCCGTCAACTACGGTCCCGACAGCCTGTGGAGCTACTCGCTTGGTGAAAAGTCTTCCTTCGCCGAGGATCGCATCCACTTCAACGCGACCGCTTTCCTGATAAAGTGGAGCAACGTACAGACTGAGCACTACCTTCCCATTTGTTCCTACGCCTTTACCGAAAATGCAGGTCAAGTGCAGAGCACCGGCTACGAGCTTGAGGCCGCCTACAAGGTTACTCACGCCCTGACCGTCAGCGCGAATGGTTCGTACACCCACGCTGTCTCAAATGGCCCTATCCCAAACATCGGTGCGCAAAGTGGAGAGCAGACCCCTTACGTTCCCCACTACCTCGGCAGCCTCAACGCCGATTACCACTTAGGCAAGATGCGCTACACCGCGGAGTACCAGTATCACGGCTCTAGCGGAACCCGCTTTAACCCGTCAGACCCTGAGTTTCGAAGCCTTCCTTCCTACTCAAACGTGAACCTTGCGGCAACCCTGACACAAAACAGCTGGGAAATAGGACTCTTCGCCAGGAACCTGCTGAACACTTCCCAAGTGACGATGATCCTTCCCGATGTTCTTGGTTCACAACCCGGAGATGAAGTGGCCTTCGCTCGACCAAGAACAGTCGGAGTCAGAACGGTCTATCGCTTCTAGAGTGTAACAACCGTTACAATTTGAGCTGTTTACTTCTGGTCAATGACAGGATATAATTCTCTATGACTGCTGAAAACATCCTCCTCGAACGCCGCATCTTCAATCTGGGTCACGTACCCAAGCGTGAAGAGCTGGTCCCTGGCATTGTTGTCCAGGAGGGAGCGCGCGACCCAACCGAGCAGTTCGAGCACTTCTACCTGAACTACTTCTTCTTCGGCAAAATCGGCGGACGTTGGCAGACGATGTACAAGCTGCCGCCTCCGGTCTCTCGGGTTGTTCGCACGTGGCGGGTGGAGAACGCCCTGGCCGCCAAGCAGCTCACGATGAAGTACGGCAGCGACCTCATGCTCTACTACGATGGGTCCTACTCGGCGCAGGTAATGCTACGCGCGTTCAAGGACGCCGGCAAGCTTCCCCAGGTGTTCACCTCGCGCGCCATCGAGGACAGTCCCGAGTTCTGGCAGACCGTGGCACCGCGCCTTTCGAAGAAATACGACACGATCGACCCCATCGAGCTCGTCAAGCTCTTCGCGCTCCGAGAGAGCCCTTTCATCATGGTGTTTCCGACGGGCGAAATAGGGCTTGAGCGGAACAACTACCCTGGCGCCCGCCAAGTTTTGGCAGACAGTCGCCGCTCCCTCATCGTCAGCCGCGTGGCCCGCGCCAAGAACTACGCGACGATTCCTTCCTTCTTCCGCTACACTCCCGAGCAGATGATGGCGTTCCTAGGGCAGGTGGAGGAGTTCAACTACCACGGCTTCATCAAGCACTACCCCGAGCTGATCATTCCTGAGGCGCGGAAGTGGAGCGACGCCAAGGCCGCCTTTGTAGCGGAAACGCTGCTCGCTGAGCAGGACATGGACATCGAATGCCTTCACACCGTCAAGAACTTTGAGGTGACGACATGAACTTTCCGACAATCAGTGCCGAAATGGTAGATGCCGCTCCCAAGCTTCGAACCGGAGCGATGGACATCGCGGCCACCCCGGTGAAGGTTCAGCAATTCGAGGCCGAGCCGAAGAAAGAAATGCCGATCGTCACGCTGGCCCGCCTGGCTCCGCTGATCTGCAAGGTCGTTGATTACGAGTGGGGAACTCCGACTCTTAACCGCCGCTTTTCCAAGTGGCTCTTCGTCGAGAACAACTTCGACGCCGAGGTCACGAAAGCCCTGTTGAAGCTGCACGTGGCTCACATGAAGCAGTTCGGTTTCGAGACGATTACCGACTTCACGAGATAGTTTACTTTCTCGGGTTCCATGGTAGAATAGCCTTACTGTCTGATCCCACCGAAATGGGACCCGATATAAATAAACGGCAACACAAACTTTTTCGGAGTACCAAGTGCAAGCTTCCATAACCACAGCGTTGAGTTCATATCTGCCAGCAGTAGTGGCCGGTAGCGCCTCGCTTCCTGGAGGTAGCACCCTCGTGTAACTGAAGAAAATGTTCAGCACACGAGGGGATCCAAATGGATCCCCTTTGTTTTACCCGTCGCTGGGAAGCGATGATCCTCGGTTAGGAGTACCGAGCTAACAAAACCCAACCGCTATAAGACCGTCGATGACACTCTGCAGTAGACGGGGATATGCGCGAGACAGGGCCATTGTACGTCCTCAGCTCATCGGTAGAGCAACGCCCTTACAAGGCGAAGGCGGTAGGTTCGACTCCTACAGGACGTACCATCTCAAAGCTCATTCAAAGGGCGCCTTCCAAGCGTCGTAATGTGAAGTCGAGTGAGCTTTGAAATGGAAATTCGGGTACGCGGGGGAGTTGGAGAGCTTCAGCGCGCTGTAAACGCGTCGGCCTTGCGCCTTAGTAGGTTCGAATCCTACCGTGCCCACCACCAGGTTGTCACGCGATAAATAGAGGATGGAACAACTTCACCTCATCTATCGCGTCACCAACTTGTTGAATAACCGCTTCTACATTGGGATGCACTCCACATTCAACGAGAATGATGGGTATCTCGGTAGTGGCAAGCGCATAAAAGCAGAAGTCCGAAAATACGGCAGGGAAAGCTTCAACAAGGAAATCTTGGAGCAACTACCCACTGTTGAAGCGCTGAAGTTGCGCGAAGCAGAACTGGTCAATGAAGAGCTTTTGGCAGATCCACTTTGTCTAAACCTAAAGAACGGTGGTGAGGGTGGTGGAAAGTTCAAGGACGCCGAGCACCAGCTCAAATGTTCCAAAGCCGGAGCAAGTAAAGGTGGTGAGAGCCTATCTGAAAAAAGAAAGGCATCAGCTGAATTTGACGCAGCGCTTCGACACACGCAAAGCGAAGCGATATTGAAAAATGTTCTTGAAAATCCTGAGGCTTATGCAAAGCGACAAAGGATAATGACCAAGGCGGCTGCCAAGTCAAAGAAAAGGGTCGCTACGTTCGCAGAACGTGGTCATCAGCAAGGTGAAAAGAATTCCCAGTTCGGAACGTGCTGGGTAACTGATGGGAAGAAACCCATCAAGATAGAAAAAGATCAGCTCTACGAGTACCTCTTGCGAGGATACTCGAGAGGAAGAAATTTGCAAACCGCCCAGACACGGTTATCGGAAAAATAACCCCGTGTCGACCTCTTTGTTTGCAACCTTACACGCGGCTAATCTACTGGGATAGGACGCAGCCTTCCAAGCTGCTGGACGGGGTTCGAATCCCCGTGGCCGCTCATGCGGACGTGGCGAAATTGGTAACCGCACCACGTTGAGGTCGTGACGCCGAAAGGCTTGGAGGTTCGAGTCCTCTCGTCCGCACCAGGTTGACAGTGTTTCCTAAATATCGATCAGCGCGTTACTTTTGACGCGTCACATCAAGGAGACACCATGGATAACAACAACGCGTTTGAAAACGCGGCAGAAGTTCTGCTTTACACGCTTAAGTCACTGCAGCACGCCAACAATCAATACGCGCACAAAATTTCGGCGCTGCAAAGCCAGCTCGATGAAAAGAAGATGATCCAGAAGAAGCTTCAAGCGGATCTTGATGAGCGCGAGGCAAACCAGCAGCACTACCTTGACGCCATTGCAATGCTTAAGGATCAAAAGGGCAGCGAACCAGCTATCGCCATGATCGAAAGCATCTTGATGAATGAGTCGATGACTGAGCTTGGCGCCGACGGAAATGACAGCTTCAGCCACCTCGAGCAGATCACTGGAGTAGTGAAGGGGCTGGAAGAGACAATTGCGGCGTACAAGGAGCAAGTCGAGCGCAACACCGCGTCGATCAAGCTTATCACTTCAAAGATTTAATGGGCTGCGTACCGGGGTACAGAGAGCACTTGCAATGCACTCCCGCGGGGTTCAACTCCCCGGCGGTCCACCAAACAATGTCGCTGGGCTGAACTCACGAGGCGCCTTGTGAGCGAGGTTCCTAACCGAAACCAGCGGCTCCAGTTCGATATAGGCTGGGCATCCTTCAAACTGCCCGTCCCAATTCAGGAGGATGCTATGACATCGCTAAACGCACAGGAGTGCCCAAGCGCTCGGTAAATGGATTGAGCGGTCGCTACAAGAGAATGTCTGAGATGTTCCGCTATTTTGGGCGGCATTGGGACCTCGACTTCAGCGATGACGCCCTCGTGGAGTTCTACAACCATGAGACGTTCGGTTTACCCATCTCCCACAACAACGGATTTTCCGTTGGCAAGCAACAGCTTAACCTCCACGTCACCATGTGGAAGGAAGATATCCGGAAGGGCTGCCTCTTCAAGAAGGAGCTCTACGAGGATGGATCTTTCCCGCACTGGTGGCTTGATTCGATATTCAAAGACGGTAGGTAGCACGGGTGTGCGGCTGGGCCTTATAAACCCGGGAGAGCGGCCAGATGGGCTGCAACGGGAGGGTTCGATCTCCCTCACCTACCACCAAGGATTTGCGCGTGTGGCGAAACAGGCAAACGCTCCCGCCTTAAAAGTGGGGAAAGTGAAGGTCCGAGTCCTTCCACGCGCACCAAGTTTGCTCCTCTAGTTAAATGGCATAACAGCTTCCTTGTAAGTAGCAGTTTTCGGTTCGATTCCGGGGAGGAGCACCAAAGTTTTGTAGAGCGTATCGTCAGGAGTTAGCTCAGTCTGGTCAGAGCGCCCGTTTTGGAAGCGGGAGGCCCGAAGGGATCTCAGAGGTTCGAATCCTCTACTCCTGACAATACGCTTTACGTGGAGAAGTAGCTCAGTTGGAAGAGCTCTCGCCTTGTAAGCGAGGGGTCGAGGGTTCGATTCCTCTCATCGGGCACCAAAAAGAATTTGCCCCAATGGCGAAAGTGGTAAACGCACCATCCTCAAAAGATGGGTAAGTGTCGGTCCGAATCCGACTTGGGGCACCAAAATTGTCAGAGTAGCTTAACTCGTATAAAGCAGACCGGAGCCCACGGGCGTCGAAGGTTGTCGGTGGTTTGACTCCACCCTCTGGCACCAAAATTGTCAAACCGTTGAACGTTGGTTATCGTGAAATGTAAACACATCGATCTAATCAATCGACGCCGAAAGGCTTGTGGGTTCAAGTCCCACTCTCCAACCTCGCTTTTGTTTGACATCATTATCATGGGCCTATGGACAAATAGGTATAGTCGCCTCCCTCAGAAGGAGGAGCCGCGTAAGCGTATTCTCGGTTCGAATCCGAGTAGGCCCACCAAACATGGGACATCTTATGCGTCGGTGCATAGCCCCCACTGGAGGGGTATGGTCCGTGGGTTCGACTCCCACATGTTCCACCAAAATTTGGGGATATGGACAAACTGGTAAAGTCGCCACGGTGAGAACGTGGAGTGGGCTGCGGCACCTGTCTCGGTTCGAATCCGAGTATCCCCACCAGTTTACAACCTGACCATCTGGGTATATGATAGCCTGGTAGTCGTCCTGGTCCGGAGCCAGGAAGCCCTGGTTCAAATCCAGGTACCCAGACCAGAGAAAATATGAAGCTGCGAAACATCTACCTTGTGTTCCTCGATCAACTTCCGTTGAAGCGGTTCTTCCGGAACTTCTTAGTGACGAGGAACGCGTGGGGACTGTTTCACATCAACTCGCACGTGAACGCGGGTACGGGAAAGCCCAAGGTGATGTACAACACAAAGGCGACGGCGGAAAAGTCCGCGCTGGCGATGACGAAGAAGCGCGGCACTTGGTTTTCCAACTACAAGTGCTTACATTGCGATGGCTACCACATCGGTAGAAACCGCGACAACAAGGGAACATGATGACAACTATCCGTTGCCTGGCGTGGACTATCCTCTGCTGCGCCATCACCTACTTCGCGCTTAGCTTCGCCGCCCACGCGCAAGAGCCGCCTCTCGCAGCTCAAGAACAAACGCTGGCTCCCATCGTGGTGACCGCGCACCGCAAGGTTCCTAAGGCGGTAATGACGCAGATGGAGCGCTTCGCTACCCACATGTCCGTTGACTATGGGTTCGACAAGGCAGACATTCTCGATCGGCTCACGTTCATCCAGCCGGCGCAAGACGTACTTGACTTCTACCGCCCGCGGAAAAAGAAGAGCAAGAAGGGTGCGATGACTCAAGACGAGATCAACGCGCTCAAGCTGCTCGCGCAGATGCGAGTCAACGACGGCGTAAAGTTCTGGATCGAGAATGACGCCACGCTCAACAAGATCCACGAGCAGTACGGGATCCAGCCTGAAGTAGTTGTAGGTCTCATCGGCATCGAGACCTCCTTCGGGCAGTTCCTCGGGCGGCACACAGCTCTCGAGGCGCTTACGACGCTAAGCTTCTATGGAAACCACCGCGTCGACTACTTCAAGAATGAGCTTGAACAGCTCTTCCTCGTCACCCGCACGATGGGTTGGGACATCGACACCCTCAAGGGATCGGTCGCCGGCGCCATCGGCATCCCGCAGTTTATGCCGAGCCACGTTCAAGATCAAGGCATCGACTTTGATGGCTGTGGAAAGCCGGACATCATCCAGAGCAAGGCAGACGCGATCGCTTCAGCGGCGCACTTCCTGGTGGATGCGGGCTGGCAGCGAGATGGTTCCATCGCCGAGGAAACGAAGGCGCGGAACGGCAAGAAGACCTTCGTGTCCTGGTCACTCCCTGGACCTAAGGCGCGGGTGTTCAAGAAGCTCCCGAATTACTTCACCATCCGCCACTACAACCCGAGCGACAACTACGTGATGTCGATTTTCATCCTCGGAGCGAAGGTGAAGGAGGTGCACGACCAGATGGTTGCCAGCACCGTGGAGGTTCCCAGTCCTGAGGAAACTCCTGAAGTTTACAAACCAGTCTCGGACAATTAGAATGAGACTTCACTAAATAGATGCACAGCTTTCAAAGAACATTGCTCAACCGTTGGATGTCGGTTATCTAACTTTCTTGGTGAAAACACCCGGCCGTTCGATTCGGCTATGCCATGCTGGCGCAGGGGGCAAATCTCCGATACCGTTTTTGTTGAACAATGCTCTTTGAAAGTTTTGGGGTCGTGACTGATAATGCCCTTGTTGCGGGGGAGAAGGTGCTCGGGATGCAATGCTCGAGGCTCAAGTAGGTCACGATTGGCGTAGTGCACAACGAACACCGTGCGTAGATTGCAGCGGCGGTGCAAGTTGGTTGGGCGGTAACACACTATGGTCACGCAGCCGTAGCCCTCGGGTGAAATTCCCCGCTCTATTGACGAGTGCTTGGCCAGCCTCCGAGGAGTGTCGCACAGTAACGCCGACGTGGATGAAAGATGTAGGCTTGACAACCTACCGACCCCACCAGATTTGCCCTTGTAGCTCAACGTCAGAGTCTCGCGTCAATGCGGGGGACGGTGGTTTAACTCCATCCGAGGGCACCAGAATTTGGAAGTGTGGCAGAGTGGTCTATTGCATCCGCCTTGAAAGCGGAAGGGTCGAAAGGCTCCGTGGGTTCGAATCCTACCACTTCCGCCAAACACATCAAGGAAGAACATGGATCCGATCCATACCGCAATTGAAGAGCTCGGAACATCCATGAAAAAGATTTTGGGCCGTTAGTTCAGCTGGGAGAACGCCTGCTTTGCACGCAGGAGGTAGCGGGTTCGAGTCCTGCACGGTCCACCACGTATGCGAAAACACTACATCTATAAGATCACCCGTGACGATGGGCACTACTACGTAGGAATGCACTCCACGGACAACCCCAATGATGGGTATTTCGGAAGCGGGAAAATCATCGTAGCTTCTATTGAGAAGCACGGTAAGGAAAAGCATAAGAAAGAAATCCTCGAGTATCTGCCTTCTCGTGAAGCGCTAAAGGCGCGGGAAGCAGAGATGATCACTGAGGATATGCGCAATGACCCGATGTGCATGAACATCGCGCCTGGTGGCGGAGGTGGCTTCATTGATGAAGAGCATCAACTCAAGTGCGCAGCTGCTGGCGGTAGGGTAGGAGGTCGAACCTCTGGTCCCAAGAACCAGCTGAAGATGCAAGCGGCGAAGTACGCGAGACCAGAATGGTTTGCAGCTCACCTCGCTGGGCAAGCGCGAATGATGACAGAGGCGGCAATGGCGCCAGAAGCTAACGCGAAGCGCATCGCAACACTCGCTGATATCAAGCACCAACAGGGTGCAAGCAACTCCCAGTTCGGAACGGTGTGGGTAACCAATGGAAAGCCCATCAAGATCAAGAAGGAACACCTCGACGATTATATCGCGAGGGGATACAAGAAAGGCAGAAAATGACGTTAGACGAACAGATCGCTGCGATGCGCGCGAAGGTCCAGGAAGATATGGACCTCGTCAAGCGTCTTGAGGACGATATTCAAATCGACGTCCTGAATACCCCAGTGTCGATCAGTGCGGCTATCGTGAAGCATAATTCAGCTCTCACGGAATCTCGGTACCAATTGATGGCAGATCAAAACTGCCTACGCGTATACGAGCAGGCTCGCGACACCGGTCGAGTAGATCCGGTTCCTTTCAGTGTGGTCACCGAACTGAACGCCTCACTCGACGAGGATCGAAAAGAGATTATCAAGGCGCGTAGGGAGTGGACATGCTGAAGTTTTCTGTGGGTGATTTCGTGTGGATCCAGGAAGCCCTGCAAGCAACTCCAGATGGACAGCCATCTCGAACGCAATGGCGGAGAGTAAAGGTTGTCTCTGCAGAAGAAAGCATCCGCCCTCCATATCTTGTGAAATCGGGAGGTAGCGTAGATATTGCTGCTTATGAAAGTGAACTAAGTTCGGCTCCTATTCTCTGCGTTGGGAACACCGTTGCGATAGACGGTATAACCACAAATGAGGACTGGAAATCTTCTTTCATGGGGAAAGTAATCGAAGCTGCAAACCCAAAATATCGTGTTGAAGTCACGCACGGTAAAAATGCAGAATTACGTAAGATTGTTTGGGCAGAAATTTCGGCTAATGGTCATTTGACGATAGTCGAGTAAAATTTCGGAGATTAGCTCAGCCAGGTAGAGCGCCTGCTTTGGGAGCAGGAAGTCAAGAGTTCGAATCCCTTATCTCCGACCAAGATTGAAGCAGGGTCGACAAGACAAGCGAACGGAGGATGGGATGCTACGCTAGGATGCGGTAGCTGATACCCCACCGGTCACCAAGCTTCTACAAGTTTGACAAACCGACCGAAGTTGGTTATCTTCGCCAAAACTGAAGGGCCAGTCCAGTGGGGACGGAATACAGGGTTCGACTCCCGGTCTAAACATCGACTTCATCTTTTGTTTGTCTACAGATTGCGGGTAGGTGTACTGGGTTGCATTTGGGTCTCATAAGCCTAAGGCGGTAGGTTCGATTCCTACACCCGCTACCATCACATCGGAGGTCCAATGAAGTCTCTCCTCGCAGCTCTCCTCGTGCTATTCTCCCTCTCGGCTTATGGTTACGACCTAACTGCTGAGCTTAACAAGGGCCACGCGGGTGAGCAGCAGCTGCGAGTCGGACCAGACTTCAAGCTCTCTGATCATTGGTCCCTCGATACCGGTGTTTCCTTCATCGAGTACCACAACTTCGGTGGAAACGTGGAATCCCTGGATGGGGTTGTCACGCATAGGAGCACCTGGGGCAATAAATATCTGGACGTCGGTACAGGTTTGGCAATCTGGACCAAGAAAGACTGGGACGTTCAGAAGAGTGAAACGCAATGGACCTTCTCAAATAGAGTCGGTGCTGGCTTCAAGCTTTCGAAGACGTCCGAAGTAGGGGTGGTTTGGCGGCACTATTCAAACCTGTGCTACCACCCAAACACGAGCAAGGATTTTGTTGGCGCGCACTTCGCGCTCCACTTCTGATACTTGCGGGATTGATGTAATGGTAGCCTACGACCTTGCCAAGGTTGATGCGCGGGTTCGATTCCCGCATCCCGCTCCAAAGGACGCAAAATGCACTTCAAAGAATGGAAAGAAAAGTACGCTCACCGTCACGTGTCTGAGGATATGCGCGAGCGCATGAAGCGCCTGTTTATCCAGACGTACGAGGAAGAGATCGAAAAGCTGCTTCTCGCTGAGTTCACGTGGTTCTGTGAGCGCGGTGGTGAAGACGGTTACTGCTAATTAGCCGCCCAGTGGACTTGGCCGAAAGGTCCCTGCTGGGCTTTTGTTTTCGTCAAGCACGAGCGTTAGGAACCCGGTGAGATACCGGGGAGGACAATAAGCCGAGTGGTGGGTGAACTGGACCCGAACGGCTCCCTGAAGGGGATGAAGTCAGCAACGTGACCGAGCGTTGACCAAACCTGCCGTGTGGCTGGACAATCGGGATTGCCACACACTAGCGGCCAGAGCGGCGGTGCAGGAAAACTGACCAACTGGGAGTAGCGACCCCTCTTGACGACCTATTGAGGACGTGGATGATCTCGATCGAGAAAGGCGGCTGGAAAGTTTCGCGGCGAATCGGTGTTGGTGACCGAGAACACGTCCGCGCCGGACTACTTCAAGTCGGCTGCATCAACCACGACCAAGCTGAACTGCAGGTGAAGGCCGCCCTCGAAGCAGCTAAGCGCCTTCGCAAGACGCTCCGCGTCTACGTGAACTGCCAGCGCATTGATCGGCTGGAACCAAATCTCGTTCACCATCTCATCTACGTCACCATGGGTCAAGCCCGTGATCACGACTTCATGGATGAGTTCAACATTACCCGTCCCCGCTTTGACTGGCTTCTTGGCCGCTGTGACATCGTCATCGAGCGCGTGGGCGAGGGCACGCAGAAGGATCTGGCTGATGCGATCATGCAGATCTGGAATGAGCATGGCGGCCGCGATGGCATCCACGAGTTCGCCAACCGCAAGACAGAAGAATTTTTACGTGAGCGCTACCCGCAGTTCTTCGGCGACGAGGATCGGCTGTGGGAGCTCTACAAGGAATAATGGAGACGTGGTAGAGTGGCTTATTGCAGCAGTTTGCTAAACTGCAGAGTTACGTCAAGTGGCTCCGTGGGTTCGAATCCCACCGTCTCCGCCAACATCATGAGCGATCGAAAGAAACGAGATCACGGTAGAAAGAAGCAGCTTCAGCAAAGCTCACAGCACAAACACGCCTGTGACTGTTGGTTCTGCCAACCCGGATCTTCTAAGATCAAGACGCTCAAGGAGCGCGCCCTCCGCAAGGAGCTGCATAGTCCTACAGAATAATGGAAGCGTGGTAGAGAGGCTTATTGCACCTGTTTCGAAAGCAGGAGGTCGCCTTGGCGGCCCGTGGGTTCAAATCCCACCGCTTCCTCCAGATATGCGTCTGTGGTGGAACTGGAATACACTCTGGTTTTAGAAGCCAGCGCCGAAAGGATTGAGAGTTCGAATCTCTCCAGACGCACCAAGATTGGGTGTCACCCCTTAGCGGGGGTGACGGGTTAGATCGGCCGATCGGGAAGAGCTCGTTGCAACGGGCGAAGCCTTTACGTGGAAAGGTATGCACGTTCGACTCGTGCGCCACGCAGACCAAGCCCAATAAAATTTCAACGTTCGATCTATCGCGGGCGCAAGCTCGAGGAAGTTCGGGACTGGCGCAAGGGACGTGTGGGAGACCTCGGTCGCCTAACCACCAAGATACAGCCAGCAAGCCAAACAGAACCAGGGAATCCCTTGCTTATTGGTTCGGGTTGGTGCACCTATGACCCAGATTGAAACCTGGCGAGGACGGTTTACTAAGCCGTAGACGAATGATAGAATCAAACAGAACCCCGGCTACGGAACGTTGAATGAACTACAGGTTGTTTCTCGTGTTGGCCACTGGTGGCTTCGCTCTTCTGGCAGCGTGGAACGGCTACGAGCTCTACACCACCTCAGATGTAGTGGTAGAGCTTCCCGCGAAGGAGCTCAAGGCGCCTGATGCGGCCGTCAAGATGGACGCGGAATACAAAGCGAAGTTGGCCGCGAAGCAGAAGGTCATCGACGACTACCGAGACTACTCGGCGCAGTTGAAAGAGATCAAGCGCGAGCTGCACTCGATGAAAGCCGGAGCGAAGATCTTCGCCAAGGAGAATCGTGACATCGAGAAGGCCAACCGGATATTCGAGGCCAACGTACGAAAAGCGGCGCGAGAAGAAGCGCTGAAGGAACGAAAGGCAAAGAGAGCCTTCGACACCGAGTTTAGAAAGTGGCAGCACGAACAGGATAAGGAGAGGTGGCAGAGTGGCCGATCGCACCGTCTTGGAAAGGCGGAGCTCCGAAAGGGGCCGCGGGTTCGAATCCCGCCCTCTCCTCCAAAACAATGAGTGACATCCACGGTTTCTTCGGAGAGCATCGCTGGCTCTCCAACTTTTGGCCCTGTGAAGTAGAGCTCGACGGAGATCTGTACGCTACCGTCGAACACGCTTACCAAGCCGCCAAGACCGACGAGCTTTGGGAACGTGAGCGCATACGCCAGCTCCCATCTCCCTCCCACGTCAAGGCCCTCAGCAAGGTGCTTCACAAGCGCAAGGACTGGGATGACCTTCGCCTTCAAGTGATGGAGTATCTTCTTCGCCAGAAGTTCAACAAGCCCGAGTTCAAGGAAAAGCTTCTCGCCACTGGTCTCTCGCACCTCGAGGAAACGAATACGTGGGGTGATGACTTCTGGGGAGTCTGCAATGGGAAGGGTGAAAATCACCTGGGCAACCTTCTCATGAAAATCAGGACAGAGTTTCAGGAAGTCCCCTGATGTGCTAAAATGGCCCTGTTGATTGAGGCAGCGCTTCAGGTTGGTGCCTGATTAAATAGTCCTGCAGTTTGAACCTTTACACTTTACCATTTTCGCTTTGAAAGGACTTTACATGAACAAGACTCTCCAAGAACTGACCGCTGAATACAACGCGCTCGCCACTCAACTCGGCAAAGCAACGATCAAGCGGTTTTCAGGCACCAGGGCCGAAGCTCTCAAGCGCATCGCGGGGCTCCAAGCACTTCTTCCCGGCCAGACTTCCACTCCCGTATTTTCTCCCTCCGCTGGTCCGCAGATCAACATCTTCGGCTTCGCGAATGACCACTCCGGCTCCATGCGTTCGGTTGCAAGCGCCGCCGCTCGTGACTACAACAACACGATCTCCGGCATGCAGACAGCGTCGCGCACCTCTGGTCAAGAAACTCGCGTTTCGTTGGTCGACTTCGGTACGATGAACGGCATCGAGACCGTCTTCGCCGACAAGCCCGTAAGCTCGATCGCGCCGGCAACGTATTGGAACACCTACGGCAACACGCCGCTGTTCGATGCCGTCGGCAGCCTCATCGAGCAGTTCGAGCGCTCACCGCACTACGCAAATCCCGCAGCCTCGTTCCTGATCATGGCGACGACTGACGGCGAGGAGAACGCTTCACGTCGCTACGACTCCCGCCGCCTGTCCGAGAAGATCCGCGCGCTGCAGGCCACCGACCGCTGGACCTTCGTCTTCCGCGTGCCGCGCGGCTACTCGAACAACCTCATCCGTCTGGGAATCCCGGCTGGTAACATCGTCGAGTGGGATCAGACCGAGCAGGGCGTGCAAGTCGTGTCCAAGCAGACCGCCGCCGCCTTCGACGGCTACTACACGGCTCGCTCGTTGGGTGCCCGCTCCACCAGCAAGTTCTACGCGAACCTTGACGGTGTCACGAGCAAGGACGTGGAAGTCGCGATGACGGACATCTCGTCTGAAGTCTCCCTCTGGCCTGTTTCCTCCAAGGACGACGGCAAGGCGATCCGCGACTTCGTTGAAGAGCGCCTGAAGGGTCAACCCCTGCTGAAGGGTGCTGCGTTCTACCAGCTCGTTAAGACTGAGCCGGAAGTTCAGGATCACAAGCGCATCATCATCCGTGATCGCACGACGAACGCCGTCTACGAGGGTGCCGCAGCTCGCAAGATGCTGGGACTCCCGACCTACGGCACGATTCGACTGGCCCCTGGAACCCACGGCAACTTCGACCTCTTCATCCAGTCCACCTCGGTGAACCGCAAGATGAACAAAGGCACGAACGTGGTCTACTGGCCGAACGTCGGCGTCAAGTACAAAGAAGGTCCGTCCTCACGCTAAGGAGCATTTTTGGACAAATCACAACTGAAGGAACTCGTACAGCACTTTATCGGTCTCTACACCGCCCGCAACCCAGGGGCGGTGTTAGAGGTCGGTGAGATCACTCCTGAAAGCATCGTTATCTACGAAGGAACGATGAGAACGAAGCTTTCTTTCGAGTACACACCAGAGAAGCCGATCAAGTGCTACGCGGACATCCTACCTGCGCTGTCAGGTTGGGCAAGGCCGAGAGACTGAAACCGCCTCGCTGCAGATAAATAGAGGTTAGAATCTATCCTCAGGATGTCTGCCATGCGCGTTAGTGAACTGTTTGAAGCCGTCAAGGGTTCTTGGAAGGTCGCCAATCTTAGCGGTGCCATCAAGACATTCAAGGCAAATGATCAGGGCCACCTTGACAGCGAAGAGGCAAAAGCGTGGATGCGCAACCGTGGTGACGCTTCCCAAGTGTGGGACGGTCGCCACTGGGTAGAGAATGCAAAGAAGGCTGAGCGCGAGCTCAAGAAGCACGAGCGCGAGATGCAGAAGCTTGATCGTGAAGAAGCCCGCGCTAACAAGCCACGCAAGCTTACCCCAGAAGAGTTGATCAAGATCCACCACAAGGGTCTCGGCTTCATCGGCAACTCCTTCCCTGACGGCGATCCTATCGACTCCTTTCATCCGTGGCTGAAGAAAAACGGCTACACGATGGATGATGCCAACGCCGCCTTCAAGAAGTACGAGAAGACTGACTTCTACGGCTACCAAGCCCGCATGTGGGAAGAGCACGCCAAGGACGCCATCCATGACGCGAAGAACGGACACGTTCACGCTCACCACTGGGCGTACCACACGGATGACAACGGCAAGATCATCCCAAATCCAAATCCTTGGAAGTAAGCCATGAAGGTATCTGAACTCTTTGAGGCAAAAGCACCCTCGCTCGAGGACGTGGCAAACGCTACATACGCCGCCTTTCGCAACTCCCCAATGGCAAGTCACGCTCACCAACGCCATCCTCCGAGCACAGAAGGTGCGATGTGGGATAACGGAATGATGTTTGAGTTCCGCGACTGGGGTCAATGGCAGATGCCAGAGGGTGTGGAAGATGACGGCGACTACGATTGGGAAGTCCCAACTGAAAAGACGCGGGATGCTGCAAGCAAGCTTCGAGCAAGCGCTGAAAAACTTTATCCCGGCTTTGACTTTGAGGTAGACTTTGGCGAGAAGAACTGGCTGATGGTCAACATCCGCGCCAAGAAGCTTAATGAAGGCGTAGATGAAGTTGCCCCTGCTGTCAAGGTCGAGAAGGTCGGTGATGACTCCTACAAGCTTTCTGTTGATGGAACAGCCGGCGACCCAGTTGCGCTGCTTAAGAAGATCGCGTGGTACATGCACGGTAAAACCCGCACCTTCACGCTTACTTCAAAATCTGGCGGAAAGATCGACCCTTACAACTTCAAGTCTAATGGGCTTATAGTCAAGGGCGCTAAGGAAGCTATCGATGATAGCATCGCGCTGTGCTCCAAGGCTTTTATGAACGGCAAGAAGCAGGAAGCCAAGCACAAGGCGGCAGCTCCTGAGCGCAAGAAGGAAGCTGCAAAGTACAGCGCCATCCAGCAGAAGAAGCGCATGGACGCTGCTGCAGCCAAGTGGGGCAAGGGAACATACCAGCGCGTGAAAATCCGACAAGTAGATGGTGATGACGGGTACCAGTACAACGTATTCGTGGATGGGCGCTCCATAATGAATGGTCTGACCCGCTCGAGCGCTGAGTACGAGGCGGATCGTCAGCGCGACAAGATCGCCCAGAAGGAAAAGCTGGGTAAGTACGCAAGCGTCAAGGAAGGTCTCACCGAGTCCTTCAAGGTGCACGACCTTAGCCACCTCGAGGGTCGTGAGGCGTACGATGAAACTCAGACGAACGACGCCATCAAGGATGGTGATGTTCTTGACCTTGGTAAGGGTCGCGTCGGCATCCTTCACAAGGCGTGGCCGATCATGGTCAGCGGCAGCCCAGCTGGAACCCACTTTCACACCATCGATACCTCATGGGATAAGTTCGAGGGTGGCAAGTACAAGGCCGCAGCTGAAAAGGCTCGCGAGATCGCCAAGAAGAAATGATCACGTTCAAGCAGTTCCTCACTGAAGCAACGGACAACCTTGACAACCTCGAGCATGAGGTTGACCGCTACATCAAGGCCGGTGAAATCGTTCGTCCAGAGTTTTCTACGCTAAAGTATCAGATTGATCGCGCTCTTGAAAAGCTCGGTGACGTTGTCTCGCGTGAGCACACGCACGGCAAGGGCATGGAAATGGTTGACCAATCAAAGGATGATCCGGGCTTGATGGATCTTTCCTACTCTGTCCCGCACAACGCCAATGAGGTCCTCTCCCTCAAGAACAAGCTCGCCAAGACAAAGTCCACAGGTCATCCTCTTTACAAGGCGCTGAGCGCGTTTTACAACCAGCACAAGGGTATAGCCGAAAAGCTCAAGCATCTCAAGGGCATGGTTAAGACGACCACTGAAAAGCGGGTTGAGAAGAAGGAAAAAGAAGAGAAGGAATACCAAAAGAAGTTTACCGACAGCGCGTCACTCGTGGAAGTTCTCAAGCAACACCTTGAGGCTTACATCAAGCGTGCTGGTGAAATGGCTGCCGCGCAGTATGATGAAGAGATCGCTCGCTTCGCTAAGAAGGGCTTTGACCTCGACAAAGCTGCACCTCAGCCAAACTCGCGCATGGATCGTGAGGACTACCTGATGGCGAAGCGGCTGCGCGCCTATCTCACTGATCTTACCGAGGAAGACAAGGGCAGCATCCGTAAGGCATCTCCCGCCCGCAAGAAGGCATGGATCGAGGAAGCAGAAACTGGTGCCAAGAACGCCTACCTCGCCTGGGTTCGCAAGATGATCGAGAAGATTGGCAAGGCTGTCCAGTCAGCCGAGATGCACGGTAGCCCGTGGACTGGCGCCATTCTCACCGTCGTCACTAAGGACGGTGAGAAGCAGGTTTGGAACGCCAAGATGATCATCAACCGCAGTAAATACGATCGGCTGTTCAACCAGTTCCCAACCCGCCGGGTTGATAAGAAAGACTCAGTTTAAACTGACGCTTCTGTAGGTTACAATAGAGCAATGAAACCAACACGCAATCCTGTCACAGGTGACTTCCTGATCACCGGTGCTGCCAGCGACTCCTATCGCGATGGATGGGACCGCATCTTCGGTAAGAAGAAGCCAGAACCGACACCCGCTCCCGAGCCGGTGAAAGAGCGCAAGCCCCGCAAACCGCGCGCCAAGAAGGAAGCTAAGTGAATTTCTACATCTCTCCCGAAGAGCAAGCAAAGATCGACAAGTGGCTTTACGAGGTTATCTGGCCCCGCGAAGTCGAAAAGCAGCGCGGCACGGAATTCGAGGGCTGGCAAGTGACCATCAACGGTCACGTGGCTCCTTACACCGGTGCTACCGGCGGAGAGCTCGAGTACTGCTTCTTCCCAACCTCCCTCGGCACCGTCATCAAGGTCAAGCATCCCAGCGGTGATGAGCTTGACGTCACGGACTACGCAAGCTGGTAATGAAAATTCGCTGTCTAGGACCCAACCTTAAGGGTCGCGACTTCGTCTGCGGAGACATCCACGGGAGTTTCTCGTGCGTCGCCCGCTTCATGATGGAAGTGAAGTTCAACAAGGATGTCGACCGCCTTATCTGCGCTGGCGACATCGTTGACCGCGGTCCCCAAAGCGTCGAGTGCCTGTTCCTGCTGAACCAGCCGTGGTTCATCTGCGCGAAGGGTAACCACGAGCAGCTAATGGAGGAGTACTTCCTTCACGGCGATGGTGAGGTGTGGAGCTGGAATGGCGGGCAGTGGGCCTTCAAGTACGTTCACGGTTATGACGAGCTGAGCCAGAAGGTCATCAGCGTCGTTCGTGACGTGGTTACTGAACTGCCCTTCATCATTACGGTAGAGAAGAAGGATGGTTCCCTCTTTCACGTTCTCCACGCTGAGCTGCCGCACCAAGCTGGTAAGGTTACCGACGAGCAGCTCGCGAACGATGATGAGTTTGAAAAGCTGCTCTCCTACAACCGCGACAGCGGAGAGATGTCGATCATTTGGTCCCGCCACATCTTCTACCAGATGTTCAACCAGCAGCTGAGCGACACGATGGTCCGGAAGATCAAGCGCACGGCGATGCTAAAGAAGCTGAACGCGACCTTCAACGAAAACCTGTCACCCATCTACTCAGGGCACACGATCATCCAGCGTCCAGTCCGCTTTTTCGGTCAAACGAACCTGGACACGTGCGCCTATGGAAGCTACATGACCCACCCGAGCGCGTGGATGGGTTTGACGGTAACCGAGCCAGAGACAGATCGCTTCTGGCTGGTGAACGAACGCGAGTTCAAGGAGGTCACACCCCTGGTGATCCAAGATCTAAACGCGGAGCAAGATACCCTCTTCAACACGGAGTTCCCGTCTGACGAGATCAAGTAGCCCAGTTTACTGGTCCTGGGAAGCAAAGTAAAATACCAGAATAATCAACGTGGAGTACACATGAAGTCGAAAGACCAAAAGTACAGCGAAGCGGTTGAACGAAACCTCGAGTACGCTAAGTCGCACAGCCAACGCTTTGACGACATGGAGGACGCTCGTTATCGGGTCGGTGTTCGCGCCAATGACTCGAAATTCGACAACGAGCTCAAGCCGCTGATCAAGTCCAAGTCCGAGGAGTAAGTCATGTCACGCAACAGCAAGAATGCCCGCCAGCACCGTGAAGCGCGCGATCGCAAGCGCGCCAAGAATACCCCGAAGGGTGCCGAGCACCTGACGTCCACCGACGGCCGGTCCGCCAAGACCGGCACCACCAAGAAGACGAACGCTTGGTGGCAGAAGGGGACGTATTCCCAGTTCATCAATGGGAACAAGAAGGGCAAGGGTCGGAAAGAAACCGACCAGGCGTCTACCGACGCGGCGTAACACCCGGAGCGACCCTCCGGTGATCGCAGAAACGCGATAAATAACAGGTCATGTTGTTGGGCAACGCCCAACCGGAGGAAAGATGAGAGACGATCTCAACAAGCAGCTCTGCGAGCGTGAGCGCCGCGGCAGCAAGAACAAGTTCAAGAGCGCCCGTCGGGTAAAAGCCTTCAACACCGTTGGTGAGGAAGGCGAGCTGCTGTCCAGCCACGAGAGCATGACCGAGCGCCACAACCTCGGCTGGGGTCGCAAGTCATTCAACGAGAACCTCAACCCCCTCTACGGTGCTGTTCGCAAGGCAGTTGGTCGCCCGTGGAACAAGTTCTACAGCGAGCTCTGCCAGACCTTCGACATGTCGTCGGTCATTAACAAGCACATCCTTCAGCACCTCGAGTGGTACGTCGAGAAGGAACTCTACGTTGGTGAGGATGGCTTCATCTGGGTTCGCCGTCAATACAGCCGTGGTGATGTGCTGCTCAAGGACAGCGGCGTCGAGTTCTACGTCGATCCCCGTGACGGTATTCTTCGTCGCAACAAGTGGCTCGACAAGAACCACGTTCTCAAGAAGCAGAAGGCCGCTGAGCGCCAAAAGGAGATCCTCTCCAAGGAGCGCTTCGTCGAAGGCGGTGTTCTTCGCAAGCTCGAGGATGAGCAGTGGTACTTCTTCACGCTGCTTCCGATCCCCGAGGGCCGCGTTGTCTTCACCCCGCCAGCCGGCGCAGATCGTTTCAACATCAACGCCAAGTATCCCAACTGGGCTCCCAAGTGGAAGAACTGGGACCAACTGAGTGACCATGAGAAGGCGCAGTTCGGCACCTCTAAGATCGAGGGTAACACCGCCTACGACGTGTTTACCGGCGCCACCGTGATGAAGGACAAGGGACGGCTGCGTGAAAACGGAAAGTGGTGGTATTCCTACAACGGCACTACCTACCCACGGGGCATGTACCACGCCTCCAAGAAGTCCGCTTCTCACAAGCAGCTCAGGGATGCGGGAATCGTCTAAGATTTCCCGCCTTCGTTCAACGGACAGGATGAGAGTTTCCTAAACTTTAGACGTAGGTTCGACTCCTACAGGCGGGACCATCATGAAGATTATCTTTCTCGACGTCGACGGCGTCATCAACTCATCGCGCTCGCACAACGCTTGCAAGCGCGCTCGTGAAAAGCAGTTTGCTCTTTTCATGCCAGGTGATGACGACTACCTCTCAGCGCTGACGAAGGCTTCCATCGATCCTATCGCCGTCGAGCTTATCAACTTCTGCGCAGAACGAGCTGACGCTAAGTTCGTCATCTCGTCAAGCCACCGCCTCTTCTTCCAGAACGAGGTCTCGCTTGATCGGATCAAGAAGTACTTCCTTGATCTCGGCATCGATGCCGAGCGCATCATCGGCATCACACCATACCTCCCGAACAACCCGCGTGGCGATGAGATCCAGCAGTGGCTTGACGCGCACCCCGAGGTTACCCACTACGTGATCATCGACGACAGTATCGACATGCTCGAGTCCCAGAAGAAGAACTTCGTTCTGACCACGATGGAGAACGGTTTCTCCTACGAGAACTTCAAGAAAGTAGTCAACCTTCTGGACGCTCGGTCAAGCAGGTAGTTTACTTTCATCAGGTTGCATGATACAATGCTTCATCTGAATGGAGATCACATGACCACCAAATTGACTCTTCCCAAGGCCGGCAGCCGCTCCCTCGAAATCCTGAAGTTCATCGGAGCCCACGTCGGAGTTCGCAACGTGGACGTCGAAAAGTTCATCGTCGCTTCCCAAGGCAAGGAATGGGACTCCAAGCGCCGGGCTGGAATGTGGACGTCGTCCCTTTATGACGCGGGTCGTCGCAAGGGCCTCTACACCCGCTTCTGCGTGAAGTACGAGGACCGCTACTACCTCACCAACGAAACCGCCGATCTGCTTCGCACCCAAGCGAACGTCAAGTTCGCGCTCTACAGCAAGACAAAGCAATCGCTCAAAACGCTGCCGCCAGTCAAGGATCTTTTCGGCACCGCCGTTCAAGTCGAGGGACTCGGCGCTGAGCGCACCATCCCCGATGATCCCCCGAAGGTTCCCGTGTTTCACAAGGCGGACCTCAAGGAAGCTGATCTCGTCAAGGCGGCGATCGAAACCAAGAAACGCGTCTACGGCGAAGCCATCGAGGCTCTCTACCGCGCTCGCAAGAACGCCGGGGAACTGAAGGAGAAGTACGACGCCGCGCACGCGGTGTACGACAAAGCCGCAAACGATCTCGCCAACGCGAATGTCGCGTATGACGAATCTGAGCGGGCGGTAACCGCCGCCGAGGAAAAGGTTCGCAAACTTCTCGATCTGTGAGGTAACATGGCCCGTCAAATCTCGCCCGGTTTCTTCAAGCAGGAACACGTTCATCACCTAATGACGTGTTCCACCCTCTCACAGGCGCGGAGCTACGTCGACAACATCGTCGATGAGTTCACCAGGGCGCACCCCACAGTGAAGCCGGAAAATGTGCAGAAGGTTCACGCCTTCGTAATGAAGGCGCGTTCACCGCTGGACCTTGCCAAATCGGTTCAAAATTTCATTCTCGCCCACCCCTCCGAAGGACTGAAGGTGATTTGATGAAGAAGATCTACAAGACCGAAATCAAGCTGACCCCCGATGACGTGAAGGGCATCCTCCGCGCCCACTTCAACCTTCCCGAGGACTCGAAGGTCTACTTCAACGTGGGATGCACTGATGACCGCTTCGGCAATTCCTATGACCTGACGGGAGTTACCGTCGAGGCCGCGGTTCACCTTCCTACGATCGTCGCTCAAGAGCGTGGTGGGCCGATAGACCGGTAAGAATTTTCTCCTGTAGCTCAGCGGTAAGAGCGGGGGACTCTAAATCCCTGCGTCGTCGGTTCGAATCCGACCGGGAGAGCCAGTTTACAAGCTCTGAACAAAGAGCTACAATAAATACACTTATGGTAGTACCGCCACTGGGCAAACGTGACTGGGCGTAGATGAACGGGTAAAGTCCACCCGCCAGTAACCGGACCAACTTTTAACTGAGGTTGACATGAAGTCGTAGGTTTCCAAAACGTATCTCTACGCAATAGCTCGCCGCGACATCCCACTCGCGCAGCAGGCGATCCAAGCGGCTCACGCAGCCATTGAACACGCCTACCAGTTCGGTCGTCCCAACGACCATCACCCGTCTTACATCCACCTTTCTATCCGTGATCAGGCTCAACTCGAGCGGCTTCGTCACAAGCT